TTTGGTGCAACGTAATTTTCGAAAGTTGCCGGATTCCTTGTAATCAAATATTTGTGATCATGTTCATATATAACATAATTTAAATGATTTGTCAAGTACTTTATACACTCTTGATTTAGTCTTACAAAATTCGAAACTATAAAATCGCAATCTTTATTATCTTTCAAAAAATCTGTAGATATAAGATGAGAATTAATTTTTTTAGTTTTACAATCTTTTGAAATTAAAAGCTTTATTAATTCTTCATTATTTAATTCGCCGCCGCCCGGTATCTCGTCGGCAAAAAAATCTGCTACAAAAATGACATTTTTATGCATGCACCTCGGCCTCTAAATTTTCAAGCCAAGATTCCATAGCCACATAGTCTTCTTCGACGATACAATTTGCAAACTTTTTATATTGTTTCTCTTCACTAAAGTTCTCAACAACATATTTTTTAAGTTTCTTTGCCTTAGAGAGGTGTTGGCCATGATTTTTATACATATCTCTAAGTTTATTTTTGTAGCTACCCTTGTGTGCAAAACACCACATAGAATCTGCAATTAAAACCTGTCCCTTATCAGGTAGACCCCAGACAGCTTCTGGCTGTACTGGTTGTAATGCATAATCGACAGTGGCGAAATGCGGTTGTTTACGTATTTTGTTCTTCTTTCTTTTATCTGCAACAGGCGCATATAAAAAGTCTACCTGACCACCCCAGCTGGGGCATATAACAGGAAGATCATTATACGAAGCCTCAAATATTGGCAAACCAAATCCTTCGCCGTGCGCGAGACTTATTAAAGATTTTATTTTAGGATGACGATAAAGAAAGGTCATTTCCTCGTCAGTCAAATCTCCGTGAAGGAGATAAATCTTACATTTTGCTCCGGGGTTCTGATTCTTTAAATCTGATAAAAGTCCTTGAAGCTTATAATAAACTTCAATCCTGTCCATAAGAGCATTGTTCCTCTGTGTAACTTTTAATACTAGCCCCACTTCATCATTTACAAACTCTTCAAAAAACCATCTGACCGTATTCTCTAAATTTTTTCTTGGGCCCCACTGGGATACAACAAGAAAATTAAAATCATAATCAAAGTCAATATCTATTTCTTTTGATTCCACATCTTTAGCCGCATAATTTACGACTTCAAGTGGGGTCGTGCATTTATAATTTGAAACAATTTCTCCAGTCTGTTCATTTTTAGCGTCATAGGATGTGTTGTCAAAACCAGACTTCGCATGATTAGACGTAACGATAATTTTATCCATAAGAGCAGATTTTTCCACCCACTCTGGAGCAATTCTTGTTGATTCAATTCCTGCCGTGTAACCAATATTTACAGGGGCCATTCTTTCCCATTCGTTTGGAATAGTTATTTGAAGAGATATATCGATTTGCCCCTTTTGTTGAAGATAAATCTGCGTTTTTTCAGTAAGATGATCAAACCATTTTCTTTCCTCAGTATCTTCGAACATCCATCCACTAGTACCCCATCCAACAGGAATAAGATATATATCAAATCTATCTTGATGAGCCCGTAATGCTCTTAAAGCAAATCTTGCTTGTTCACCATATCCAGATCTTGAAAGTACAGGTCCTCGAACCAATATTTTTTTCATACTATCTCCTTAAGTTCCCAGCCCTTGTAATTTTTTCTATTTTCCCACGAGCCAAGTTCATTATATGCATAAGTGAATATTTCGTCCCACTTTTTTGTATAATTTTCAAGAGCAAATTTATCCATAACAAATTTTCTTGCTTTTTTGCCTATTTTTTCTCTTTCTTTTTTTGTCTTATTATACATTTCCAAAAGCGCATTGACGACTGCCTCTTCAGATAATCTATCTTCATAAATATATGGCACGTCTTGAGATCCTATGATCGCTTTAGAAGTTGGCTCAATGCCAATCCCAAACCACTCTTTACCATCTGTAATCTGGTCTTGCAAACCTCCTGTCATATTAACGATGATCGGTGTTTCACATGCTAAAGATTCTAAAGTAGACAGTCCAAATCCTTCCGCGTCTGATATACATATTGTGCAGTCCGCCATATTATACATCATAGCTAAAACTTCTGGTGGATATTTTTCTTTTGAAAACATCACCTGCTTATTATGCAAATTCAAATCATGTAATATTGCATCTAAATCCTGACCATTAGAATCTTTAGGATCTGTATGCATTATTAAGCATGCTTTATCGTGTCCAACCTTATCCAGAAAAGCTTTAAACCAATATATCAAACTGCCACTTTGTTTTCTTCTGGCATTTCTACTATTCCAAAAGAATACCACCTTGTCCATATTTCTTTCTTCAGGGAAAGCCTGATGTTTAAACTGCTTTACTGCATCTTCGGGCTGTTTTTTGAAAACGTCTGTGTTTATAACATGTGGAACATAATAATGTTTTACTTCTGGTACGACAGTCTCAATAATATCTTTTGTTACACCTGAAATTGTAGCAATTATATCATTGGAAAGATAAAAGTGACGATTGAATGTCGGATATGGATAATTATCCCAAACGTGATAATATATCATTGGTATCACCGGTCTAATCTCATTTTCAATTGCCCAAAGCCATGGCCAAAATCTTGGGTCAGTCATAAACCAAAGAATGTCCGGACGATCATTGCGAATTATAGAACGAACCAAATCCTGAGTTCCATAATTATCAACTGGAAGAATAATCCAATCATCGCCCCATTCTTTTGTTTTAATTGGCTTATAATCTGGATGACTGATAGCTCCGCCCAAACTTAAAAATCTGTACTTTCCAGTTGCTAGCATAGCCTCAATCATATATTTTGTTTGAGTGCCGACTCCAGATGGGGATAAAGGATGATCACTCAAGGTGAGAATCGTAATTTTTTTGTCGCTCAATTTGACCTCTTATGTGCAATGTTTTGTTTTGTAAAATTCACAATATTTACATGACAAACGATTTTTTAGAAAATTCTTATTATCGATATTATATAGCGCTTTCTCTAAAAATTTAAGAGCATTTTTAATTTTTTTTGGTCCGCTAGCAACTTTAAACAATTCTACCCTGTCTTTATCTGCAGTTCTTTTTAAAAGCGCGAAGTGTGTTTCGATTTTTTCTACATCAACATTATGCTTTTTTGCATAAAAGTGTTTATAATATGTTAATTGATAAGTTGTCATAGTATCTGTCTTTCTTTTAAAGTTCCACCCCCATGAACATGTCTTCCAATCAATCACATGATATTTACCATCTTCTGTTTTTAAAACTAAATCAACATAACCTTTAAATTTATAATCATTTAGTTCTATATCCTCAAAAAGAGCCTCTTCTGTTGATATTATTTTATATTTACCAAAATATTTTTCCAGGGCGGGTTTGATGTAAGGGATCATATCCAGCCCCTGCTGTTTCATCTCTATCGCTAATTTTTTATTAAACTCATAATTGTCACTCATTAAATTCTTTAATGCGTCTTTATATTTCTCAACAAAAAACTCAGAAGATTTAGCGTTCTCGTTCAATAACATATTTTCGCATGTATCGTGAATGGCATTTCCAAAGGCAGTATATTCATTACCTTTAAATATTTTTATTTTGTCTAGATTAACTAATTTGTGATAATATGGGCATTTATCCCAATTTTTTAATTCTGAAAAAGATACGTGACTCATTTAATCCTCTGGTTGAATGTTAGAAATAAAATCTATTTTTTGAAACAAGTGTGGGCACAATGTTTTTAAATATTTTCTGTCTTTCAAGAAATATTCTTCAAATCCAACTGCAAAATACTCTTTAAGAGCTGTGGTTGCATATGGAGATACAAACAAACCCATTGTCAAGTTTGCTAATAATGGATAACCGACTTCTTTATATAGGAATTCGTCAAACTCTCTAGAATAGTGGGGATTTAAAAAATCTTCTTCAAACACATGAAAGTTCTCATTCTTCAGTAGATGAAAAAGCTTTTTTCTTTTACCTAAAAATTCATATTTAACTAAATTATCACCGTATATTTCATCGCCCGCAAAATCTTCAATTGAGTGTGAAATTTCATGTGTGATATCATCAATCATGTCTTCTTCGTCTGTTTGCTCGTTTGTTACATATATGGCATTATCTTTGTAAAGAGCGTTAACATCTCTTTCCAAAAATTCTTCAAACTGTCCAACAAAAATCAGTTCAACATTATAAAAGAGGTGACGTGGAATTGAATTTTCTATTGTCTCGAAAACATATTCAATATCGACATCATTTGTTACAGGATCTTTTATATACACTTGTATCCCATTAGAAGTTCTGAATTCTCTTCTTTGAGGCAGTTGTAAAGATCTTTTATTCGATTCTTTTATAAAATTTTCTAAATTGTCTTTATTGGTCATTTTCCACTGCGGGGGCTATTTTTTCTCCAACCTCGACATCTAACAATCCCTGTTGATATCCCCTTATCCAGTTTTCTTCTGCGACTGCTAACAAGAATTCCGGAAACTCATCAGCTAAAGTATCCACAACCATAGAAACTGTTACATCTCCTTCAGAATCATATTTCTCGCCAACATAGTCGACAAGCCATTCTTTAAGCTTTGTTTCTTTTCCGACAACATCGCCCAGAGTCAAAGTTTTCTCATGATTGGTAGACTCGAGGAAATTAACCCTGAGGCCTTTTAATTTGTATTCTTCAGACATTTTTCATCTCCATTATAATATTTTTGCAGCCAATGTGGCTACTTTTGAACGTTCGCCTCTTGTTAATGTAATATGACCAGCGACATCATGATCTTTGAACTTTTCAACAACATATGTTAATCCATTTGAAGTTTCATCAACATAAACATTATCAATCTGTTCGATATCACCTGTCATTACTATTTTAGTATTTTCTCCGACTCTTGTTAAGATCGTTTTTATTTCATGTTGAGTTAACTGCTGACATTCGTCAATAACAATATACGCATTCGAAATTGAACGACCTCTAATATAAGTTAATGCTTCTATCTCTATTATACCATCATCTACGTACATGTCAAGTGTTTTTTTGTCGCCCATCAAATGTTCTAAATTATCCTTGACTGGACTTAGCCATGGTATCATTTTTTCCTCCATAGAGCCCGGAAGATACCCTATATCGCGTCCAAGAGGTTGGATGGGCCTGGTTACTATTAATCTTCTATATGTCGATTCCCGGCCATCCTCGACGGTCTGATGAAGGCCTGCAGCAATAGCGCAGAGGGTCTTTCCACTACCTGCCTTACCTACAAGAGTAACAACTGGAACGGTATGGTCAAGAAGTAAATCTAAAGCGAATTTTTGTTCTTTATTTCTTGATTTAACTCCCCAAACATCATTTTTATCAATAATCTTCTTAATTGAAGAATTATAATTAGTAAATCTAGCTAACGCGGTCTTTTTCTCACTTGAATTAGACACAAGCATAACCATTTGATTGGGATGAAGCTTTACCTCTTCTTTTTCTAAATATATGTTCTCTCCGTCATAGAACTGGTCAATAATCTCATCATCAACTAAATGTTTTGTAAATCCAGTATATAATAGTGAACTATCCTGTACAACCTGCCCAACAGTATAATCTTGTACAGGAATTTCTAGCGAATCACATTTAATTCGCATATTAATATCACGAGAAACAACAACTATTTTTTTATTGGGATAATTTTTCTTTTCCGCAAGAACTGTGCCAATTATCATGTTATCCGGGTCTGCTATGGATAATTCCTCTGGTAATAAAGATGTGTCACAACTGCGTATATATAATATGCCTTTTCCTTTTCCAATCCGAACTCCTTTCTTAAGATTTCCTTTTTCTCTCAAAGAATCAAGAATTCGAATTGTATTTCTTGCATTTAGGCCGACACTATCTTGTCTTTTCTTATGTTTATCTATTTCTTCAAGTACTTTTAACGGCACCAGTATATCATTCTTACCGAACGCAAGAATAGAACTCGCATCCGTCAAGTAAACATTTGTATCTAAAATATATGTTTTTTTTCTTACAGCCACATTAAATAACTATTTTTCAGGTGGTTTTGCAGTTACAATTTCCGGTTCTGATATTACAACAACATAAATTGTTTTAACTCTTTCTTCTTCCATGTCACGTGCTAATTCTAGCATTTCATTATGATTTTGTTTAACTATCACCCCCGGGGCTGGAGATTGCAAAGTTTTGACGGCAGATGCAGAGGCGACACAACCAAGCAATGTCAGACCAAGAAGTAAAATATAAAAAGTTTTATTCATATTTTCGGATATCTCCTTTTAACTATAATAGAAGTATATAGCAAGAAATTAAAATTTATCTCTAGTTATAAATAGGGAGGAATTTAATATAGTGAAAAAAATAATTTATAGCGGACTTATCTTCTCTTTATTTATAATTATTGTCTTAGTTGCTGTATCTTGCGCAATGAATTCATCTTATTTTGCAGGAAACGGATTAGATACAGGGGATAGAAACTTTAGAGAATCATTTTTAAAGGTAGAAAACAAATTTTCTACCAAAAGCTGCAGAGAAGACGAAGAAATACAACAAACTTACTGTACAGTAGAAAGAATCATTTCTTCTGCATCTGCTTTCGTCGTCAGCACCTCAAAAACCGGGTCTTATGCCATAACCGCAGCGCATTTTTGTGAAGACGACATGGATTTACTTTTACGGTCTATTGTTAGAGGAACTCCAATCAAGAAAATTAAATTCTATGCTTTTGATATCGATATGAAAAAATATGACGTCAATGTTATTAATTATAACAACGAACTTGACTTATGTTTAATTTATGTTAAAAAACTACAAAGAAGGGCTGCATTAATTTCACATGTCGCACCAGAACCTGGTGATAAGACATATAATTTAGCAGCTCCCATGGGAATGTTTCATTCTAATATGATTCCGAAGTTAGATGGATACTTTGCTGGTTATTATCATAGAGATCCACGGAACAAAGACCAACCATTCGCTATATATTCAATTCCAGCAATTGGTGGAAGTTCCGGATCTCCTATTTTTGATAAAAACGGTTATGTAGTTGGAATGATTCACTCAGTTAACACTAGATTCCCATTTTTAACATATTCCCCAACACATGCGCAATTAAAGCAGTATGTTAGTGAAAATGTACCCTATTAATCTATAAACCTAATTCATTCATGGTATGGTGGGTTAAGAATAATATAATTGCGAATTCTATATATATATGCATTGATGATGCCTCTATTCGTTCTTATTGTCATCATTAACTGATGTTACGTAGCCATCTTTATACCAACCGCCGCCTTTTAATGAAAATGAGCTTTTTGATATCAACTTTTTACACATTCCGCCGCATCTTTGCTCTAATGAACCGCTAGCCACTATATTATCGCATTTAGGCGGTTTTTCATCGACCTTTTGCCTTATTTCGAAGGAAAAACCGCATATGCGGCACCTATATTCGTATATTGGCATAATTCACTAAATTATCTCGTCGACGAGTC